CAGTCGCGTAAGCGTATCTACAACACGATCGTGTATAGCAGCGTGACAGATGATGTCATCGCCGAAGACAGACCATGTTGTAAACGCTCTCGACTCGGAACGGGCGGCCTCTTCGCAACACGCGGCATAGACAATGCTTTGAATGGGAAAGCACAATGCTGAACCCATTGTGGCAAACTTTGCCAGAGGGAGAACTCTGCCGTCAGGCAGTAGTACCTCTCTACACCTTGTCGCCCACAAGTGGCGCAACAAAGGGGTGCCGCGAAAGAGGCTTCGAACAACGGTCCAGGAAAGTCGGTCGCTCGCAGAGGATAGGTCGATGGTAGAGCAAGTGTGCTCATCCCACGGCCCGTTCCATTTGTAAGCGGATGCACTCGCAAGGAGTGCCAACCGACCGTTACGTGTCTGGTCCCTCAACGGTATCCTGCGCCTCAGATAGGCGTGCGAGCAGATGTAATCATAAAGAGTCCTCTGGACTCCCTTCTGATAAAACATCAGCGTCGCAGGTTCAGCACTGATAGTGCGATCCTTCAGAATCGTTTTGGGAATAACGATCAGGCGAGACCGGTGTACAAAACTCTGACTAGGGACATATGAAATGTCGCCATAGCAGTAGTTGAGTAGCGGGTCCGTTCCAATCGCCAGATACTTGTCAGCGAGGGATAAAGAACCCTCACCGACCGCTCCAGGACCATGCCCGAATGGGAGATCAGTCAACGAAATACGGGAGAACCAGGAGGTCACGATTTCTCGCAAACGCTCTAGTAGCTCCGTATCCACGTCAACGGACCTGATTTCAGCCTCTACGTCCTCGAATGCCTTGATGGCTTCGGAGGCACGGACGACAGATGTTGTCCGGAGCTTCATTGGGAAGCGTAGTAGCTGACGAATCTCCTTGACGTCGCCTGTTTCGTGGTTCACACGGACAGGTAATCTCAGGGGCGCAGTACCATGGGAATGGATAAACCACTCCCAGGCCTGATCGCATTCCTGAGCCAACTCCTCGAGCGGCACTTTTGAGAGATTGTGCCATACCCGAGGATCGACGGAAGGACCCACAAGTGCCCAGAGATAGCCAATGATTGGACTACCTAGGAGAGCGTTCCTCCGAAAGGAACTAGGAACACGCAACGTGTTCTTCTGCATAATCCACCTGTCTTTCTAGATTAGAGCACGTCCGTCTTCAGACGGAGCAGCTCAGAGATCTTGTCACTACTATCGGCGACGAAGCCGAGAAGACGTGACAGAAGACCGGTGACGTTAGCGAGCGTGACATTGGAATCGTGCGGAACGCGGATGACAACGTGTGCCTTTGCAGGGTACACATAGCCGTTAGCGTCTGCCGGATCCTTGTCCCACACCTCTGCTACTTCGCAGAGGATGCTGACGTCATTTGAGTTAGGATCTCTGTTGCCAGTGCTAGGAACATATGCTTTAACCAGTTTACTGGCGAAGCGAATGGCCTGGTCGCGGGCGATTGGAGTATCAACTCGGACATATGCAGTTTCTCCAGGCGATGTGTTAACAGTAACGACCTTGTTAGCTGCTACAACATCAGTTGCGGTGGTGCCGGCGGTGCCGGCGGGGACGTTGGTAATCATAAGGACTACCTTTCTGCGCTCATCGCGCCGTCAGCGGGGCCCAGGCAACAATGATATTGCCAAGGCTGCCGCAGCGGTTGCCCAGTTCTTAATGGGCACACCGCGAGGATTGGGTATTGAATCCAGGAAACCGGGCCAAGTCAACGAGATTTCTCGTTTATAAAACGAGACAATCGCGTAACCTGCGCCCCCAAACTCACCAGCATCCACAATGACCTCTGTACGCCTCGTTCTAATTAAATAATCGAGGCGCAGAAAGGCACGGTAGATGAACCAGTCAATGGCGTTGAGCTGATTGCTAACACCAAAGAACCAGTCTACCACGAACGAGAAAGGTATCAAATCCCAAGACTGTGAAAGTCCGGGATGGATGCCCCATCTCAACGGGAGTAGTGAGAGGTTGTAAGGATTCACGCAGCAGGTAGCTGCAACCCAAGTTTGGTTAGGGTGATCGTACGCTTTAGAAGTTGTAACCCGCGCTCTTAAGTTGCGTTGGCCTTCCTTTGGAAGAAGGTCTGGTACCGCACTCGTCAATTCCTTCAGGTCACGATACGTTGTCGAAACAGCGTAGCGCCACCATAGGTAAAGCGAGGACGATATCTTGGCAACCAAGAGAGCCTTACGCGCATGGGATTGAGTCCCACGAACGAGAGGCACGAGGCGGGCCGCTTCGAGGGGTAACATCTTTTCGATGCGACTCCACTGAAGCGCGTTCTCAATATTATTGGAACGTAGCGTACGATACTCGTCGAGTGCGTCGTTCAAAACCTGCCGATGCTCGTTCGCATAGAGATCGGTACTCGCCCAAAGGCGGGTACGCTCGACCTCAGCGATAAACGAGCTGGCGGGTCGGAAAGACGCTCCAAAGGCCCAAGAAGTAATCGTTTGCGCTACATTAAGCGTACGATTATTGGAAAGGCCCCCGACAGAGTACCA